CAATGGAACGTAGACCTTGCAAAAAGACAGCTTGAGAACATGTTCGGAGTGATTGAAACTGGTGAAGAGATTACCATACAGAACAAACGAAAAAGAGTCACATATAACGCAGAGACTCTTTATGAAAAAGCCAGAGAATACTTTGAAAATATTGTAGAAGCGAATGAAAATGAAGTTACTATTATTCCAGATATAGAGGACTTCTGTACGTTCGCAAAAATCTCAAGACCTGTTTTTTTGAAGTATAGAAGGTCTGAGGATGTAGAACTTGCAGAAGTTGCCAATAATATCGCTACAGCGATTGCAGGATGTAAAAAGCAAAATGCTTATGCGGGGCTTATTAATTCATTGGCGTTCATGCAGGATATGAATAATAACCATGACTACGTTCAAGCAAGAACAGAAACAACTATCAATTCAAACATTTCATTACAACAAGTCGAGACAAACATTGCAGATATTGCAAACAGAATACCTATGGATGATATACCCTTGATAGAGGGCGATATCATTGACGTTGATTAAGGAGGAGTATGATGGGTAAGTCTATAACAGTAGCAAGTAAATTCACAGAGGACGAGATTGATAAGATTGATTGGTACGTTAAACGAAATAATACCACTAGGAGCGCTCTGTTCCATGATTTAGTCATGCAAGGTATTAGCGGCGAAACTCAGACAAGCTACGAGATACCTTCGGACTTAAAGCAGGTAACTTTTGTATTTTTAGAAGATTTTGCTTATTTCTGGAAGGGCAGACCATATAAAGGTCTTATCAATGGAGAAGATGCAAGTATTTATTTTGGTGGCGAATGGAAGCAGTATAAACTAGCAGATTTGCCCGTTGAAATAAAATAAAAGGAGAGCCGAAGCGCCATTCGTGTAAAAGCGGGTGGCGCTTTGCTGTTGATTTATGTTTATAAAGACGCAAGATGGAAAAGCGATTTACGATACAAGTAAATTTTTAGGTGTATATATTCAAGAAAGCAAGTTGGTAGACGCTGATAATAGCGCCTATGGACTTTTCTTGCTAAATTTAGGCGGGGAGGTTGCGTATCTGCTAGGACAATACAAAAGAGAATCGAGAGCCACAGAAGTTCTTTCAGAATTGTATGATTCCATGGAGTCCGAAGAAAAATACGCTATGCCAATAATATGAATAATAAAACGATTATCAAACGATTAGAATTATCCCCAGATTTAAAGACGAATCCGAAGCGTCTAAAAGATTTTATAGAAATGGGGCAAAATATTTACCTTGCAGATAATGACGAAGAAGAAGGACGTAGGGTATGCGAAAAAGGCAGGAACATCGCATTGGTTCAGACCGTAAAGAACCCCGCCTTTTATGAAGTATACCTTCTATCCTTGAAATATCTTGCAAGGTATTTTAAAGATTTTGACTCTTACATGATATTTCTTGAGCATAAAAGAGAGCCAGATGCTCAATTTTATTTACCGAGAAGAGAAGTATTAAAGAATAAACTGGGCATTGTACAGGGTTTTCAGGACATATTAGATGATAAGCTTGATATATTGACGGTTTCGGTAGTTCCGGGGGCAGGTAAAACAACTCTTGCCGAGTTCTTTTTATCTTTCTATATGGGTTTATTCCCAGATAGTTTCAATCTTTATGTCTCCTATACAGGAACAATCGCAGATATGTTTCATCGTTCGATGTGTGACATAATGTTTAGCGGAGAATATGCATGGGAAGAGATATTCCCCAATGTAAAACTTGAATCAAGGTCTGATAAAGAAAAATATATAAACCTTAATAGCTATAAGCCCTTTAAATCTCTTACGTGTCGTTCAATTGATGCTTCAATGACGGGTGTAACGAGAGCAAGTGGCATTATCTTGAGTGATGACTTGGTTTCGGGAACAGAAGAAGCTATGAACGTACAAAGACTTGAAAACCTTTATCAGAAATACGTGAACGATGCAAAATCAAGACGAATAAAAGGGTGTAAGGAAATATCAATAGCTACCAGATGGTCTGTGCATGACCCCATAGGTCACTTTATAAGGGAAAATGAAGGTAATGACAGAGCGCGATTCTTGGCTTATGGTTGCTATGATGAAAACGGGGAAAGTCAGTTTGATTATAAATACGATAAGGGGTTTGATACTTTCTATTTCAAAGAAATGGAAAATGTCATGGATGAAATCACCTTTAAGTGCTTATATATGTCAGACCCGATTGAAAGAGAAGGATTACTTTATAAGAAAGAGGAATTACAGTTCTATCTTGGCGGGCTTCCTTGTGACGATGAAGGCAAGACAAAAGAAGCTGACTCTATATTAGGCGTATGCGATACAAAGGACGTAGGAACTGACTTTAATTGTTTGTTAGTTGTTTATGGCTACGGAAAGAAGTTCTACCTTGAAGATGTTGTGTATGATAATGGCTCTCCATATACGTTAGATGAACTAAATGCGAACTGTCTGGTTAGGAATAAGGTTCAGATGTGCCAGTTTGAATCAAATAAAGAGGGTTCTAGGACAGGAAATGAGGTTCAACGTCTGGTAAACGAAAAAGGCGGAAGATGCTCTATAACAAAGAAGTATACCACGACAAACAAAGAGACAAAGATTATTGTTAATTCGGACTGGGTAAAGAAGCATGTAGTATTTAAAGACCCCTCCGAATGGACGGATATGTACAAGAAATTCATGCAAGGTGTTCTTTCTTATGTGCAAATGGGAAAGAATAAACATGATGATGGTGTTGATGCTCTTGCTATGTTAGCTCTTTATGTAAATTCTTTTGAGAGTTCTCAAGTAGAGATAATTAGCAGAGCTAGTTTAGGATTCTGAGGTGATTATATGACTTTTGGAGAATGGTGCGACCAGACAACGAGGGAAACAAAAAGTAATATACCTCGTGCTTTGGTAAAGGAAGTGTTACTGACGGCACTTAGGGTTGGTGTTGAAGAGTTAATGTCTAATCCTGCGGAAGCAGACCTTGATATTAAAGGAATCGGGCGTTTTTATCTACATAGAAGGCTTTTTAAGATACCTAAAAACGAAATCAATCCTAATGGTGCAGACCATGTTTACCGATGGGTTTTACAGTTTAAATGCGCTAAAATGCTTAGAGAAATCATATGTGGAAGGAGACCTCTTGAGGATTTAACCATAGCAAAGGTACTTCCGCTCTATCCAGAGTATAAGCAATATTATGGCGCAAGGACTCCTTTTGGACAGAAGGAGGGCAAGCGATACATCGTAAAAAGAGCAAAAAGAAAGCGTAAACAATATAAAAACAGGAAAGATTTAGCGTTAGAAGCAGTACAAAACGCAGACCAAGAGAAGTAAACATAATGTGCATTCGCACTTATTAAAAAAAGCTACATAAAATAAACAAAGGTATTGTAGAGATTGGTAAACCTTGCTATAATCACTATAGTGAGAGCCAATAGAGCCGAATTGAAACCAATTCGGTTCTATTTTTTTTAGGAGGATAGGCATGAATCCAACGCCTGTTATTGTAAACGCTGATTCCACGTATGGAAGAATAATTATATATACAGATGTTGAAGAAGTCACCAAAGATAATGTACTAGAAATCTTTGAAACTGCCTATTCAGAACATCAAAAAAATGCTAAGCGAGAGGAATTTCTTTTTAGCTATACAAGAGGTAAACAGCCTATTATAGAAAGAAAAAAAGATGTTCGTCCAGATATAAACGAAAAGTTGGTAATTAATATAGCATCAAGGATTGTTGACACTCATGTAGGTTACTGTTTTGGAAATCCTATTACTTATGCTCAAAGAGGAAAAGTCGAGGATGATTCGAGAAAACCTCAGACCTCATATAATGAGGATAGCGATAACATAGCTATGATAAACAAAATGATGGCTGAGCAGAGTAAGGCAAAAAAAGACCTACAACTTGCAAGAGATTTTATGACATGTGGTGTTGGCTATCAAATGGTTTGGAGGAACGATAAATCCTATCAATATTCTCCATTTAAAATCACCACGCTCAACCCTCTCACAACATTTAGTGTAGTAAGAAACGATGCGTTTAGAGAAACTCTATTAAGAGGAACTTATAATACACACGCAGATGGAAGTATGACTGCAACGTTATACACTCCTAATAAGTGCTTCACAATTAAGAACTATGTAGTAGGTAATGCAAACACTATTGTTGATGAAACAGTTAATGTGTACGGCATAATTCCTATCGTAGAGTTTGAAAGCCCTGATAGAATGGGTGTTTTTGAAAAAGCAATACCTATTCTTGATGGAATAAATACTCTTAATTCAGATAGAATAAACGATGTTGCACAACATGTTCAGTCATTGCTTTGGCTTCATAACTGCATGATTGATGAAGAAAAAAAGAAAAAGCTGATTGATGGAAACGGAGTGATTGTCACAAAGTCGAATGGCGACGGAAAAGAAGCTAAAATAGCATATCTTTCTCAAGTATTAGACCAAGGACAGATTCAATCGTTCGCAGATTTCTTAAGCAGACAAGTTGAAGAAATAACTGCAACACCTTCTTGGCAAGAAGCAAGCGGTGGTTCTACCACAGGAGCAATGCAACTTTCAAATGGATGGCAAAGCCTAGAGCTTTCAGCAAAGGCAGTGGAACAGAATTTCACAGAGCCAGAGAATGAAATCTTGAGACTTGTTGCTAAAAGCATCGAACTTGATAAGAGACATTTCAACAACATCTCAAAAATAGATGTATCTGATATAGAAATATCAATGCCAAGAAATAAGAATTATGACCTTATATCAAAGGCAAACGCACTGGCAACGCTTCTCAATTCGGGAGTAGATGGTCTTTGGGCATTCCAGACAGTAGGTTTGTTTTCAGATTCAGAACAGGCATGGCTCGATTCAAGAGAAGTGATAGAACAATCTCAGAAAAAGATTGTAAACGAAGGTGTTGATGCTACAAGTAAGAGCGAAGATGGCGCGGGTGGAGAAAATAACGAAAAGAAATCACAAGTCACTGAGTCGATTCAACCCTCATCTGTAGCACAGGTAGAAAACGTATGAAGCCAGAACTGTTTTATGCATCAATGTTAATAACAGAGCCTCAAAAAGCAAGAAGAATACTTCTTGCGGAAGAACTTGAAAACTGGTTTATGGACTTGTTTGACGAGGAATTTGCAGATATCTTAAATGGCAGTTTTAAGAGTAATCAAGAGGCTTATATAGATAAAATGGTTGACAAGTATCTTGAGATAACAAAAACGTCTATAACCGCCAATGACGCATATTCAAAGGTGGTTATAGACAGGGCTTTTAGAAAAGCTTCAAAGATACAAGAAGTAACTTGGAACAATATAACAGCTATTCCTACAAAAAACAAGCGTAAGGATGTTGATGATTTTGTAGATTCAGTAATAAAAGGAGTTGCGGTAAGTGCTATAATCGCAAACTCAGATAAAATAGAAACATGGCTCGGTCAATCGAGAGCAAATTTAATCGCATTAAATGAAGCCAATTGGAAATATAACAATGAAGAATATTTCGAGGCGAAAACGAAAAATAAGAAAAAGATATGGCATACATCATTAGATGAAAGAGTAAGACCTACCCATGAAATCATGGAAGGCGTTACGGTAGATATAGATGAACCTTTTAATGTTGGTACTTCTCAAATGATGTTTGCGGGAGATGATTCACTCGGAGCAAGCGAAAGTGAGCTTGACAACTGTAGATGTTCTACAGAATATAAATGATGTTCGAGGCTATAAGCCTTTTACATATAAATAAATCAGAGAGAACTGTAAACGCACTCGCTTAGAGAAAAGCGTGTAATAAATTTAAACGCAAAGGAGAATTAAACATGGAACTTAGTAATAACAATCAGAACGCTACTGTTAACCAGAACGAGCAGAACCTTGAACAGCAGGATGTTAATTCAACTGCTACACAAGAAGGGCAGAACGTAGAACAGCCTAAAGATTCTGAGCTTTTGAAGGCAAATGCTTCTATGCAGATTGAACTTCGCAAGCAAAAGAAGATAATAGACGACTATTCAAGCCAGATTAGTAGCTTAAAGAAACAATTAAGCGAAAAGATTGCATCTGAGAGTTCGCTAACAACACAGCAAACCGAAGAGATTGCTCTTATGAGAGATGAGCTTGAAAAAGAGAAAAAGAAAAATGCTTTTAGGGATTCTGTTGACAGCTACCTTGCGCTTGGAATGGATAAAGACTATGCAACAAAAGTTGCACAGATGAAGATGGAAGGCGAAGAGGAGGCTGTAAATACTCTTCTCAAGGGATTTTTGGAATCCGAAAGAAAGAGAGTCAAGGAAGAGACTACAGCAGAGTTGTACGCACACATGCCAGAACCCGCTTCTGGAAATGGTAACGGGCAGATTGATTATAACAAAATTTATCAAGAAAAGCTTGCGTCTGGCGACCTTCAAGGAGCTATTACAGCTCAGCTTATGGGGGCGCAACAGAACGCACAATAACCATTAAGGAGGAAAAGAAATGGCAACAGCTATGAGTTTTGGTACTCCCAATTTTAGCGGAATGTTGTTCAGAAAGGGCGTTGAGACAACTCCTTTTTCAACAATTATCGGAGCTAATAGAGGAACTACTAATCATGTGGAATTTGTAACAGGACAGTATTACAATGCGGTACAGGGTTCACAGCCTAATATCTCAGAGAGCGCTTCACTTACAGCGCCCGAAGCTCTTGTTTCAACAAGAAGCCAGTTGACAAACGTTACTCAGATTTTCCAAGAGTCTGTAAGCGTATCTTACGCAAAAGAGGCTAACATGGGAACAATGAGCGGCGTTAACGTTGCAGGACAACAGCCTAACCCTCAGAGTGAACTTACATTCCAGATTGAGAGAGCAATGGCTAAGATTGCACAGGATATTGAGTATACATTTATCAACGGTGTATTCAATAAGGCTACAACTGACAACGAGGTAAACAAGTCAAGAGGTATTCTTACAGCAATTACTACCAACGAGATTAACGCAGGTGGTGATTATCTCACACGTAATCTTATCTCAAAGGCACTTATGGCAATCGCTAATGCAGGTGGCGATATTTCTAATATCGTTGTTGGTATGTCGGCAGTACACCTTGCACAGCTTGATTATGACGCTAACAAGAACGGCATGTCAGCAGTTCCTAGAGAGCGTAACATCAATGGTTTGCAGATTCAGACAGTGCTTACACCTTTTGGAGCAGTAGCAGTACAGCTTATGCCTACAATCCCTGTAGGAACAGCACTTGTGTTCAATCCTTCAATCATGCGTCCTATGGAGCAGATTACTCCTAACAAGGGTAACTTCTTCCTTGAGCCTCTTGCAAAGACTGGTGCAGGTGACAACTATCAGATTTACGGTATGATTGGTCTCGACCACGGTGCAGAATGGCTCTCAGCTAAGATTACTGGTCTTTCTGAGGACTTCCCTGAGGATTCAGTAGTATCGGGCTGATATTAAAAATAAGTCGGCTAGGATGAAACGTCCTAGCCGATAAAAAGAGGTTGATATGAGTATAGAAACTTTTAAAGCTATAATCGGAGAAACTTCTTTTACGGACGCACAGCTTGAAGTGCTACTTGATAGAGCAACAAGCATGGCATTAAATCATTACTTTTGGGGCGAGGGTGATATACCTACCGCAGAGGAACGTGAGAATTTCATAAACAGATATGAGTATGAAATTTATGACCTTGCTAAAACAACTTTAGACGTAGCTAAACGCGATGGCTTGAAAGAATTTTCAGAGCTTGGCGTTAGGAGAGTTTGGCAGTCTGGTGGCGATGAAAGCATAGGTAGCAGTTTAAGTCAGATACCAGTAAAAACGTATGTTTGGTAAGAAGGTGGTTAAATGTTTGACTATAGCGGTAATCAAAGAGAATTTTATTATCAAACATATATCGGTGAAGTAGAGGAAGTCGATGATGACGGGTATTTGACGGGAGATACTGTACCTAGCTATTCAAATCCTATCAAGGCAAAAGCGATGATAAGCGCGAATACCTCAGAAATATACGACACGCCTTTTGGAAGAGACCTTGTATATGACAAGATGATTTCAACAGTGCAGGATTTGCCGATTAATGAGTATTCAAAGCTTTTTATAGATGTAGCGCCTGACTTTAAAGAGGATGGTTCGACAGATACAAAACCAGATTATATAGTCAAGAAAGTTGCAAAAGGCTTATATCAAAGAGTATGGGCTATCCAAAGGATAGATGGTTATGGACAAGGTAATCAAAGTTAATCCATTAAGAGTATCTAGTATACAAGAAGCAATAAAGAAACTCGAGACTTATAAAAAGATTTTAAAAGAGTTTCCTATGAAGTATACAGAAGCTATGATGGAAACTTTCAAAGAACTCTTGTTAGAAGAAGCTCCGAGTAGTGCGCTAGGATTAATGAAAAGTGTATATATCAATGATTATGGCGAACGTGCAGAAGGAGTTGTTGTTTTTGACGGTCATGTGCAGTTTATAGAGTTCGGAACAGGTATTATCGGTCTTAATCTCCATGAAGGAATAAATGACGAATGGTTAAATGCCTTACCTCCGCCTTATAATATTTATTGGAACACTGGTTCGTATATTGTACATAATCAAGAAGGTCTTGATTACTGGAAGTATAAAGGCGAAGATGGAAAATGGCATATAACAAACGGAATACCCGCAAATCCTTTTATGTATCGAGCGGTTGAAAGATTGATTGGAGAGCATAGAAAGATTAGGAATGAGGTTCTTAAATGGTAGAAGATAAGACAAATAAGATATATAACGATTTAAGTATATATATGAAAAGCCTGTACCCAAATCTTAAGACAGGTCAAAATTACAATGAAAATGATGTAAAAATTCCGTATATGTACTTTTATTTGCTTGATGCACCTACCGCATTGGATGACCTTTCTAACAATGAAGTAGGAGTTAAACTGGCATTTCAGATAGAAACGTACACGGATGGAAACATGAATCAAGCAAGAAATATGGCTTCTGAAATTAGAAGCTTTATGAGAACATTGGGATTTAGGTGTAGAACCTTTAGACCAATAGAGACACCTACTAACGTAAAGCGTTTCGTGGCAAGATACGAGAGGCTTGATGTATAGAACATTGGTTGGATAGGAAAGCGCATCCGACAAGCCGTTGCCTAGCGGTTTCCAACCTTTAACATAGGCAATTCTCCCTTATGGCTAGGGAATTTATGGAGGAAAAAAGATGGCAGTATTATCTAATGTTTCATATCTTTACAGAAAACCTAATGGAACAGCAACATTTTCAAAACTTTGTGATATTACATCTGTACCCGACTTAGGTGGAGCGCCTGAGCAGATAGATATTACAACGCTTTCTGATAGAAAACAGAAGAACATGAATGGTATTCAGACAGTTTCTTCTCACGAGTTCAGTGCATGGTACGATTCAGAGATTTATGATACCTTGCAGTCTATCATGGAAGCTGACTATGACAAGACTTCTGCATCGGAGCTTGACACATACCAAGTTTGGATTGGAGATGATGGTGTAGGCGGAAAGTTCGAGTGGCAGGGTAAGCTTTCAGTTTACGTTGGAGGCTACGAGTCAAATGCGGCAATTCCTATGACAATCACTATCTCTGATGAGGGTGAGCAGGCTATCAAGAAGGTTGAGT